CGCCGAGGGCACCGTCCCTGCACTGCGGCGCGCCCAGCCGGCCGCCACCCACGCGCCCGACGCTCCGCCGCAAGAGAACCCGCCCGCTCCCCGGCGCGCCGTCTCCCAGGTCGCCGAGGCCGTCGAGGAGGAAGCTCCCCGCCGCAGCCCGATCGCGCGCATCGCCTCGCGCCTCTTCAGCGTCTTCACCGGGCCTGTTGGCACATTCCGCCAACCCCCCTCCCGCCTCGCCGCCGCCGCCGAACGCCAGTCCGGGTCCGAGTCCGGTAGTCAGGCCGGACTGGAACGGTCCACCCCGTCCCCCCTCGACTCCGACACCCCCACCGGCCTCTTCCGCTCCCGCCGCAGCCCCTCCCGGATCACCGCCGCCCAGTTCTCCACCAAGGCGCCCTCCTGGCTGGCCCTTGCCGCCAGAGCCTTCCAGGAAGGCCCTACGCGCTTCACACAACGCCTGGGCCGCAAGGCGACAGAGGATGGCAGCGAGCAGCCGACGCAAGCTGAGGCCGTCGAGCGCCTCCTGCGGGCGGTCCCCTTCCGCGCGATGGCAGACGGCGGGCTCGTCACCAAGCCCACCCTCGCCCTCCTCGGCGAAGAGGGGAAGGCCGAGCTTGTCACACCCGCTCCGAATGCCGGCCGCGGCATCCCCGTCGAGCTCCCCCAAGGCGTCGGCCAGACGGTCAACGCCACGATCAACCTCGTCGTGCACTCGCTCGACCCGCGCACCGCCGCGGACGTGATCCTCGCGCAGATGCCCGCGCTCGAGCGGGCTCTGACGGCGACCCTCCACAACGGCACCAACCGCCGGCTCAACAACGCCGTGCGCGGAGTGGTCGGGCAGTGACGTGAGCCCGATCTCCCCCGGCCCCAACGTCCATGGCTTCAGGCGGCGCGTGACGAGCATCTTCCCGCAGAACGACGACTTCACGGAGAACGCCACTCCGTACGGGGACAAGCTCGCGAGCTACATCCGCCTGCGCCCCTGGTCGACGGCGGGCGACACGGCAACCGGCTACCCGATTCCCGTCGCCAAGGGGGATCTGCACGCAGGGTACTTCGGGACCGCAGGCGGCAACGTCTACCGACCCGGCCTGCAGTTCGCTTCGTTCAAGGCGCAGAGCGGCACGGGCACCAACGAGAACTTCTGCTCGCTGCTCTGGCGCCAGGGCTACATAGCGCGCACGCGGGTGACCCTCGCCTTCCGGATGCTCGCGGTCACGGGGACCGTCCCCTCGACGAGCTTCCGCTGGGTCGGGGTCACCGCGCGCAACGCTGGCGGGACCTTCGACAACACGGCACAGGTCCAGGACTGCCGCGACAACACCGGATACTGGTTCATCCTCGCGAACAAGGTCGGGCACGCGGGCGGAGATGCCATGTGGCTGCTCCTGCGCGTCAACGCTGGCGCGACGACTCTCCTCGCATCGGCCTCGACCGCGCTCGCTGCTCAAGCCGTCGCTGACAGCCTCACCGGCACGAAGGCGATCGAGCTCACGGTCGACGACTCGGCTGGCAATCCCGTGCTGACTGCGAAGTACGAGGGCGTGACGGTCCTCACCTTCACCGACACCTCGGGCTCGAAGATCACCGCGGCCGGGCGCGGCGGGTTCGGGATGTGCCGAGATCGCCAGGAAGCTGGCTCGGTCAACAGCGCGCACGTCGCCGCGTGGTGGGAGATGTTCGACATCGCGGCGAACGGATCGCTCGTGCGCGACTCCTTCGACCGCGTGAACCTCCAGGCGACGCCGACGGTCACCGACGGGAACGCGATCACCGGGCGGATGCTCACGAGCATGTGGTCGCTCGACATCTACGGGCGCACCACGTTCGCAACCGGCGGCGGGCAGAACCGACTCGCGGGTCAGGACCGGATCCAGACGACGACCGGCGGCCTCGACATGTTCTCGCAGATCGCCGCGAATGATCTCTACACGCAATCGCGCTCGGTGGTCTTCAACCTCGCCAACCCCGCCGGGAATCCCAAGCCCACGGGGATCTACCTGCGCGCGGCCTGGAACCCAGTCACCGGCCAGTGCACCAAGGGCTACCGCGCGCGTCTGTACCAGGACGGGATCTTCTCGCGCATGTTCGTCGAGCGCATCGACGGCGAAGCAACGTTCGCGATCCTGTGCGCGAAGATCGTCACGACGGGCTGGGGCCTCGTCTACGGCACCGACTACACGGTCAAGCTTTCCATCGCGAACCTCGGCGGCACCGGCCCGAGCAACGGCACGCCCTCGATCACGGTCTACATCAACGGCACGCAGGTCACCGGATGGACCGGGATGCCGTCGGGCGTGACGATCGGCGTGGGCGGCAACGTTCTCGACGGACAGACCAACGCGATCCTCGAAGGCTCGGGCAACGGCCTGCTCCTCGACACCAACGCCTTCACGTGCCAGTACGACACCTGGACTGACGAGATCATCTCGCCGACCGATCCGGGCGAGGACGATCACGACACGATCGACACGGGCGACGAGTGCGACGGCAAGACCGGCACGTTCACTATCCCCTTCGACTGGCCGTACGAGATCACCGTCTACCGGCGCCACAACGAACGCCGCTACGAGACCGGTCACGTCAACCGGATCCTGCGCTCGAAGAAGGACCGGCGCACTTGGCGCATCAGCGCGAACGCGATCACGTTCCTCGAGCGCGCGCAGCTCATCGCGTTCTGGAATCAGCACGGGGTCGCGATCCCCTTCGACTTCCCCGATCCCGAGAAGCCGAGCGTGCTCGTCTGCGCGCACTTCAAGGACGATCAGCTCGGAACGGTCCTACGCAATCCCGGAGTCAACAGCTTCACCATCGAGATTGAAGAGCTTCTGGAGCCGACGTGAAAGACTTTCGCGGCACCTACGTCGAGATCGCAGCCAAGCAGCTCGCCCTCTCGGAACCCTTCATCTGGCTCATCGAGGTTGAGGTCCCGACCGATCCGCCCACGCGATACCGGATCACGAACTACAACTCGGACGTCTCCTACGGCGTCAACAGCCTCGGCCAGCCGACGCTCTACCACCCCTTCCCGGTCGTCTTCGGAGACCTGCTCGAGCAGCGCAGGGGCGACCTCCCCGAGATCACGATCAACGTGGGGAATGCGGGGCTCGAGATGATGGCCGATCTTGAGCTCTATAACGGGCTGGTTGATGTCCCAGTCCGCATTCGCCTAGTCAACTCGGCAGCGCTCAACGACCCCAACGCGCAGAGCCAGGTCAACGGCAAGATCGCCCGCACGCGCGTTCGCGACGACTTGATCGCCTTCACGATCAGCCAGACGAACCTCACAAAGGTCTTCTTCCCGAGCAAGCGTCTTCTCGCGCACGACTGCCAGCACCGCTTCGGAGGTCCCGACTGCGGCTACATCATCCCGCCTGGCGCAACCAACGTGATCGGCGGCGGCTTCAACTTCTGCGCGCGCACCTTCGAGGACTGTGGCATTCGCGGAGACGACGAGGTGGCGCGCAGCCTCACGCGACTGCACCCGCTGCGCTTCGACGGTTGTCCAGGGATCAAGGGAGGAACGCCCGCGTGATCCTCGTCGAGGACCTCATCGGCCGTCCGTATCTGCCGGGTCGCTGCATCGGTGCGGTGCGCGAGGTGCTGCGTCGCTGCTTCCCGAGCTTCAAGGACTACGAGATCCCCGACACTCACGACGAGGTCGCGGCCTGGCTCGCCGATCCGCCGCTGCGCTGGCAGGAGATCGGCCGCTCGATCCACGCGGCGGGTCGCGACGGCGACGTGATCTACGGCGACCATCCCGTCGAGGCGGGCGGTGAAGGTCCGTACGTGGTCGTGCTCGTCGATGCGGTCGGGCGGATCTGCTTCACCGCATCGAAGTCGCGCGACCAGCACTGCCGCACCCTCCGCTCGCTCCAGGGCGTGATCTCTGTCCAGCGGAGGAGTGCGTGAGCCACGTCGTCATCCACGAGTGGGAGTCGTGGTTCTCCGCGGGCGGGCGAAAGGAATCGCTCGTCGCTTGGCGCGAGGGCCTCACCGTCGGAGATCTCGTGCCGGCGAAGATGAAGGGCGCGCCTGGGCTGTGTCCCTATCGAAACGGCGTCTTGACCGCAGACCTGTCTACTCAAGTTGCGGCGTTCGACTATGTCGACTTCGCGGTGCGGCCGGGCGGCCCGGGGGGGCTTATTACTGCCGCGACCTGGGCCAAGGCGTCGATCTGGGCGAAAGCGGGCTTCTTCCTCGCCGCAGGGCTGTTAGCGAGCTTTGCGATCAATCTGGTTCTCTCGGCGATCATCGGCAAGCCCAAGGGACCGAAGAAGCGCGGCGACGAGGAGAGCCCGCACGGCGCGTGGTCGGGACCCTCCAACGTGCGCGTCGAGGGGCAGCCGCGCATGGTCGTCTATGGACGATTCCGCGTCGCGCCGACCGTCATCGACGAGTTCGTGGTGACGCAGACAGGTCCCCCGAAGTCCACCCTCTACAGCCTGCTCACCTTCGGCGAGGGACCGATCAGCAAGATCGGCGACCGCGCCACCGACAACCAGAGCGACACGCCGCTCTCGACCGAGGACCCGAGCAATCCCATCCCGAGCGGGATCCAAGTCGAAGGCAACGCGCTCGAGAACCTGCGCAACGTCGAGGCGCACGTGCGCATGGGGACCAGCCAGCAGGAAGCCATCCCCGGCTTCGAGCTGATCGCGACTGACTACGAAGTCGCGGGCACGTTGAACCAGGCGGAGACGAGCGGCTCGCAGCAGGTGCTCAACAGCGGGCTCAACCTGACGACGATCCCCTACAACAGCAACGCTGCCTCCGCGCAAGCGCTGTGGGATCTCTACGGCGTCGCGTTCGATCTCACGAACGAAGCGGACCAGTACACCTCGCTCATCGAGTTCCCAGCCGGCCTCTTCGCGGTCAACTCGACGGGCGGGATCATCGACGCGGGCTTCCAAGTGCTGGTGCGCTACAAGGAACTCGACAGCCTCGGCGCGCCGATCAACACGGGCGGCGACAATGCCGACGGGTGGGTCTACCAGGCGCCCGAGCCGATGCTTCTCGCGCGCGAGCAGAGCGCGTTCGGGAAGGAGTACAGCGGGCTCTTCCGCGACCCGCAGACCTACGTCGCGGGTGGACTCGGACGCGCGTGCTTCTTCGACGGAGTCAACGACTACGCCAGCACCGATCCGGCCGCGACCGACACGATCCCCAACGCTCCGGCGAGCTGGGCGACCGGACAGAACATGTCCGAGATCACGATCGAGGGCTGGGCGCAGTTCGATGGGATTCCGAGCGGCACGACGCCTTCCTATCGCCCGCTGATCGAGATCTCGGATGCGCTGAACCCTCGCGGCATCGCCTTGTTCCTCCAGCGCGTGGCCTTCGACGTCGGCGGCGACACGCTCATCGGGCGGTGGATCCCGGCGATCTGGTGCGGGAACGGAGCAGGCCACGCGCAGCGGTACGAGGGTGACGGAAGCGCCGGGACGAACTTGGCGGCGCACTACATCCCCGTGAACTTCGGGGTGACCGGCTGGTATCACCTCGCGATGACGTACAAGCGCATCGACGCAAGCACGACGCGGATGCGCGCCTTTCTCAACGGCGTGCAGTGCTTCTCGGTGCAGAGCACGTCCGCGCAGCACCGCGTCGTCTCGGCCGGCAAGGCGCTCGAGATGGCGCGCTCGCGGCGTTTCCAGGCGACGACCTTCTCGAAGGTCCGCATGGACGAGTGGCGCGTGCACCAGCGCGAGTTGACGCCGAGCGAGATCCAGACGGCCTACTCCAACGGCGCGGGAACGTACGGGGCGCCGACGACCGATCTCGTCGCGGGCTGGCACTTGGACGAACCCGTTGCGACGACGACGGCGCAGGACTTCGGCACGTTCCAGGCGACCTCGAGCGCGAACGATCTCTTCCTGAAGAATGGCGCGAGCACCGGCATCGTCGGCACCGGCATCGTCAACACGCCGGGCACGGGGCCAGCGCGTCGCTCGAAGTACCGCGTCAACCTCCTGCGGTTGAACCTCAAGACCACGAGTTCGCTCGTCCAAGACGAGAGCGTATGGTCGATGCTCTACGGCAAGGTCGACGAGAAGCTCGCGTATCCCAACAAGCCGCTGCTCGCGCTGAAGATCCAGGCGACCGACCAGCTCTCAGGATCGGCACCCCTCTACACCTCGCTCGTCCAGGGGAAGCTCTGCCCCGTGTGGGATGGCGTCTCGGCGGTCGCGCCGACGATCACCTACCAGTGGACGCAGAACCCGGCGTGGGTCGCGCTCGACGTGGCGACGAACAAGCGCTACGGGCGCGGCACGGACTTCGACTTCACCACCTGCGACCTCGACTCGTTCAAGGAATGGGCGGACTACAACGACGAGTTCGTCTACGACAACCGCGGTCAGAAGCAGGGCATCCACGAGAGCACGACGAGCTTCCCGATCTTCGATCTGCGCTACGACTCGACGATGTTCTCGAACTACGGCGGGATCGAGATCCACTTCCGCACTTCGCCGGCAGTCGTCGAGCCTCCGAGCCGCTGGGCGGTCGGGCGCTTCCTGGGGTTCACAGGCCTGCCCGCCACGGCCGGCTCCTACACCGTCGACCTCATGAGCATCTCGGGCTTCGAGATCGGCTCGATCCTGTTCTCTTCCAACTGGCGCGTGAACATCAAGTACGACAAGGCGACGTACGGGAACCCCTGGACCGACGGGCAGTTTCTCTCGACGGTACTCGCCGCAACGCTTGTCGGAACCGTCGAGGGCCGCGAGCACCGCTTCCAGTACGACTGGCCGCACGACACGTTCAAGCCGGCCTGGGACACGCTGATCGACATCGGCATGACCGCGCGCGCGATGCCGCTTCGTGACGGCCGACGCCTGCGCTTCAAGGTCGAGAAGCCGCGCATCCCCGTTGGCGTCGTGACGATGGCCTCGATCGTCCCGCACAGCTTCGAGATCGACTACTCCGGCACGATCGACCGCACGAACTCGATCCAGGCCGACTACTGGGACGAGGACCGCAACTACGACCGGCGCAACGCGAGCATGGACGATCCCACGCTGTCTACGACGGCGGCCGAGGAGGAGATCCATCGCGAGTCGGTAACCCTCGAAGGCGTCACGCGGCGAAGCCAAGTCCTGCGCGACCTCTACTTCCGCCTCAAGTGCAACCGCCTGCTCAACAAGAGCGGCCGGTTCCGCACGGGCCTGGAAGCGCTCGCGTACGAGGTCGGCGACGTGGTGCAGATCGCGCACGACATCGTTCCCTGGGGTGTGAGCGGTCGGGTCGCGACGGGCTCGACGACGACCGCGATCAAGCTCGACCGCACGGTCACGCTCGCCGCGGCAACGACCTACTTCATCAAGGTCACCAAGCCCGCACAGCGCCTGCAAGGTGATCAGGTCACCGACCACTACGAGACGCGGACGGTGACGAATGCGGCCGGGACGTACTCGGCGGGCACGTCGATCACCGTCTCGCTCGCCTTCACGTTCACCCCCGACAAGGACCATCCCTGGGTCGTCTACACCGCCGATCAGATCCTCCTCGCCGAGATCACCGAGATCAGCCTCACCGAGGACTTCGAGCGCGCGATCGAGTGGGTCAAGTACGACCCCGACATCTTCAACGTCGACACGCTACCGAGCGACATCTCCAGTTCGATCCAATCGACTACCGGCCCGCCCGTGAGCGGACGCACGATCCCGCGCGC